TTCCATTGTATTAATCCCAGAACTTGGTGTCCTCTTCTACCATTTTAGGTAAGCAGTGAGCAGTTACTCTACGTTGGGTATACAAATAAGAATGTTCATCATCCTTGAAGCTACCTGTCTGTACTTTATATGCGAAGTAGTTGCATCTATTTATATCTTTGAAGTACATATCCTCGGTTATAGCAGGTGTTCCTTCTACCAAGACTACTAATAGGAACCCCATTATCATCTATCTACCTATGTCTTCTACACTCTCTGCACTGATTACTTGATATGCGCCTTTATTGTACGCGGGTGCGATGGTGTAGCCTGCCGATACTTCCTGCTTGTAAGTCTCGTCCTTTGCAGGGCGATAGGGAGTCATAGGAGCAGACGGGTAATGTGGAGTCTCTCTTATGTTAGGCTCTTCTCTGTCTAGCTGAAAGAATTGAACTTTTGCTTTCTTACTACGGATAATACGCTTTCTTCTACGACCACTATAGGTATGATTCATACTTCCCTCAATTATTGGCATGACAGCTCCGTTGAATTTGAAAGTATATTATACTAGATTTTAAGGTGACTGTCAAGATATATTTTAGAGATCGTCTATGTCTTCTCCAGTTTTTTGGTCATTATCCTCTTTCTCTGTCGGAGTCAAAGCTGACTCAGGGCCAATCTTTAGAGTCTCCCAGTCCATTGTAGAAGTAAAAGAACGCATAGCGGCTGCTCTCATCTTTACGCAAGTGAAGGTCATACAACCATCTTCTTGGCTCCAAGGTTCCATAGAGTACGCTGCATCAGCAGCATCAAGAATACCTTTCGCGAATCGAGCTTCACCGCTAGCGTCTGTCTGATACGGCGAGAATATTGGGGTTTCAAATTCCTGCGCCATACTCTTCAAAGCCTTGCTAACTTCTATTTGTTCTGTCCAGTCGTACTGCCCTCCACGAGAAGGCATACTAGACCGCTTAACTTGATTGATGTAGTCAACGATTACTACGCCAACGTCCATCTTACTTTTGACTTTCTTATCAAGCTCGGCTCTTATCTTAGAGACAGTAAGAGAGGGGTCATAAACTACGTCCAACTGTTGCGTGGGGTGAAGCTCGCAAGTAGACTTTAGTTTATCGTGGAACTGCTCAAAGTTCCGATGCTCTCGGTACTCTGCCAGTCGCTCTTGACTGTCTTGATATCGGCCAGCCCACCAACTAGCAACCTTCTCCCATTCCGTTACGTTAAGATTTTTAGCGCGTAGGCGTGAGAAAGGTATCTCAGTTGCAATAGAACAACACCTCTGAAGGATTGCTCGACTGTCCATTTCTATAGTGAAATAGATTGCAGACTTACCAGATTCATAGACATTATTAGCAATGTTTGAACAAGTAATAGATTTCCCTGCCCCTCGGCGACCGCCTACAAGAATCAAGTCTCGGGGGGAGAACGAGATTTCGTAGTCATTATCGGTATTTAAGCCGAGAGGTAGGTACTTTCCTAACTCCTCATCAGGTTCAAACAAGGGAATACGTTGCATACTCTCTTGCGGTTCTTGAAGCTCTACTTTTTCTTCGATATCAAGAACGATCTGATGTAGGTGTGCTACTGACTCCTCTGCATCCTCAAAGGATATAGAGTGGTCAACATAGTCCTCAAGTGAATTCAGTATCTCTTTCTGAGTGTACTCATTCTTTAGGTACTGTAAGAGCATGTATGCGTCAGCATCTACTTCCACTGCATCAACAGCAAATAGTAGTTCCTTAGTCGCACCATCTCTTAGTTCAAACTTGAGGTCTTCAAACGTAGGGAGTTCATGGAATTTTTCACAGTGCTTGTCTATCTCAGAAAACAATCTGTGATAGGCTGCGGGCAAGTAGTGCTTACGCACGGATGACCAAGACTCGAAGTCTCGCGCATCCAAAACTTGCTTTATAAAAGCACTAGCTATATTCAATGAATCCCCCGAATGAAAAAAATGTAGTCAGAACAACCCCTTGCCCTGACTACACAGACTTAACTACTTACTAGGAAGCAGCTTTCTCTTTCTTTGCAGCTCCATCATAATCTGACGCTGTCAGACCACGACGAGTCAACATAGTTTTGACGCCTCTGGCAGTCTTACCGATTTGCTCTGCAATCGACTCAACTGTCATGTCAGATACATCACCTAGGTCGGCCAAAGGATCATCCTTAGCTGAACCTTTAGTGAATTCCTGACGGGGAATGGCCTCAATGTCGCCAGAACGAAGAAGGCTGAGAGCCTTGCCTCGAACACTGTTTACAGTACGGTCTAAAGTTTCTGCGATTGCTTCCACAAACGCGCCATCATTGACCATAGATACGAAGGTCTTCTCTTCCGCTGGGGAATAAGTCCTTACAGTCTCCACTTTGGGAGCTGGCTTAACGTGGTCAGTAAGTTCCATAGAAAGAATCTTACCTTGAATAGACTTAGGACTAAAAGCCCCGTCTTCAAAGTGAGCTGCGATCTCTGCGTATGTGTAGTCCCCGCTATTGTCTTCGACAAAAGCTGAGAGAGTATCCTCTTGAGACTCGCTGAAAGCGCGTGTGGCTTTAGCAGAGGCAAGCTCTACGTCGAATCCCATTTTACGCAGTTTACTAGAAACTGACCGTGTTGTTGTTTCAAGCTGTTCTGCGGCTTCTGCTACAGAGGCTTGAGAGACAGGTGTCTCATCGCCGACAAAATTAGTAAGCGTGTCGGTACGCTCATCAGTCCACTTAGGCAGTGTTGCCATTGGTTGCTTCTCCTAAAAAGTTTAATAGATTGGTTACTATTGTTATGCCAGAGTCTCTGGCTTTCTTTGTTTTTGCACTCTCTATGCCACTCTCATTAACTAGAATGGTTACATCCTTGGTTACGCTGCTTTTGACATCGTAACCGTGTAAGCAGAGAGCGGCTGTTGCAGCGTTCTTAGTAGGAAAACTATTTAGTTTACCACTAATACATACTGTACCGTGTGCCTCCTGTTGCGGAGCTTTCTGCTCAAACTCAAAAGAAAACGGTAGCTTTCCTACATTACCGAAGAGCCATTCGTCTTCTAACCAATCCATCAAACTTTCAGTTGTCTTAGCGCCCAGACCTGCTTCTTGACACTTATCTGGTGTAATCTCAGCGATACTGAGTACAGTTGCAGACAACTTCTCTGTTGCAGTCTTTCCTACTAAGGGTATACTGAAAGCGGGTAGTAATTGGTTTAGTGTTGCTTTCTTACTATTGTCAATCTCGATGAGTAGCTTCTCTGTAAGAGGCTTAGAAGAGAGGGCAAGCATAGTAAGATCATAGTCAAGCGAGTAAATTTCATGTATTGATGAAAGTGACAGCTTTTCTATAGTCTTAGGGCCGAGTCCCTTGATCTTCATAGTCTTAGCAAAATGCTCTATCTGTTTACTAATCTGAGCAGGACAGTCTAGTCCCTCACAGAATAGTAAATCATTTCTCCACACAAGAACAGACGCGCACGAACTACAAGTAGTTGGGGCTAATATGGCTTGCATTGGGACTCCTCTTTAATTGAAAGTATATTATATAGAATTTTGACGTTATTGTCAAGAACTATTTTTAGTCAAGTCGTCGTACTATACGAGGGATAATTTCACCACTGCGTATGACCTCGACTTGACAGCCAAGTTCTAACCCTAGCTCGTTGATATATTCCATATTGTGCAACGTAGCTCTGGAAACTTTTGCTTCACCTATCATAACAGGCTCTAGGTGAGCTACTGGAGTGACTACCCCAGACTTACCAGTCTGCCATACAACATCCAATAGAGTAGTAGCTACTCCGGCTTTCTGCTCTTTGAAAGCAATTGAACCCCGTGGGTGGTGTGCAGTAAATCCGCAGTCATTCCATACTTTTATGTTGTCTACTCTATAGACAATACCATCAGTAGGGAAACCAGTAGAGTCGAAACTAAGGTCAGTATGAAATCCCAGCACTTCTGAGCAGTGCTGCATAATCTCTGACCAGTACCTGAATCCAGTGTTGGGCCGCATATCATGGGCCACAAACGATAGATTAGGCACTCGTGTCTTAAACTCTTCTTCGGACTTCAGGTTCAATGCACCTGCTGCATAGTTTCGGGCGTTAGGTATACTGCTGGGAGCTATTACTTCTCCGTCAATCTGCATCAAGGTTTGACGACTGATTTGATTGGCAACTAAGTGTTTGATGTTGCTAGTTATATCAACACCTTTAACACCGTCACCACGGCTAGTAGCTCGGACGAGTACTCCATTATTATAAAGAAGAGAAACGGCTGCACCGTCTAGCTTTGCACTCTCCACGACTTCTTTATCCTCCGTCCAGTCCCAGACTTCCTGCTCTGAGAAAGATTTTTGAAGGGAGAACAACGGATAGAGATGCCTAATACTCTCTCTAGGAGTATAGCCTACGGTTTGATTGTCATCTAAAAGATCCCACTCATAGTCATCGAGAGGGCTAGTGCCTTCTTCGTAGTAGAGTTTTGCTATTTTATTGCGGTAGTCTTCACCGATGTCGCTCATTTGTTCTTTCTCTCATTTATTTAAAGATATTATACAGAAGAAAAGGGAAAAAGTCAAGAACTATTTCGGACTATCTTCCGGATAAATCTCTCTAATGAGATCACCGAAGTTTTCTTCGATGATTTGGCGAGACTCGGCTAACGATATTATTTCTGTTAAAGCGCGGAATAGCTCTTTAGAATTGTTGAAGTCAAGAGGGAAGGCTATTCCTTTTGGAGTAGGCTTCCATTCTTCTGTAAAGTCCATGTAATACTTACGAACGTGTAGGTATTCTACACCCCGAAAGGTATTCACAGTGACTCTGACTTGCTCCTGTTTCAACTCATCATAATGAATTACATGCTCGTATACCTCAACATGGTCTGTTAAGTCGATCATATGTCATTCTTTAAGATGGATGATAAAGGTACTACGCTTGTGATATTAAAAGGTTTCAACAGACGGTATGAGTCTGTATCCCAACAGAACAGTAGTAACGTACTGCTGGATTCTTTCGCTCTATTTTTCTTGCTCTGAATATATGGCGTACTAAAGTCCAACGTGCAAACATTGTACTTTAGTTTTTTTGAGTTCTCACTACGATAAGTAATGATAGCGTCGCCATACTCCGTCACAAGAGAGGCTAGTTCTTCCTTTTTCACTAAGACTCCTTAGGTTTAGGTG